CTCAACGTGCCGCTCCCCACCGCCATTCTCGTATAAACGAGTTGGGCGCCAGCCTGCGCTTTTGCCTGCAACTGACGCCCCTTATTTGTTAATGCATAGCTCCAAGAGCTCACTAAAATCACCTACCCTATTGTGATAAACTCGCCGATGTGCAACAGGCCGCCAAAATGCATGTCGCGTGCCTCGATGGTCTCCTCCAGGATTACAGCTTCAAGCCATTGGCTTTTCCGCTTCACCGATTCAACTGCCTTGGTAAACTGCTGCGCCTTTTCGTTCGTAGCCTCCTGGTTGCTAGTCAGCACCCGGAAATACCCGGGCTCTCCGCCATACTCAAACCATTCCTCAACCCGTCCGTCTCCAAAATAGATCTCGACCACGCGCTGCACAGCCGCCGGAGTCCCCCGGATCTTCGCCAGATAGAGGACATCCTTGATCGCCTCTCGTTTGACCTCAATGTCCGCGGTCGCATCATACCAATCCGCCCCAAACTGCCAGGCGAGGATGTCGCAAACTTCACCGGGGAGCTCGTCGATCCGGCTATAAATCAGGGCCTTATCGGTTTCCTCGGCGATTTTCTTGAGTTGATCACCCACCGCAGCCGAGTATCCTACTACTGTCTTGTCCTGACGCATGAACTTCGTCTGGAGCTTCAGCAAGTCCAAATTTTGAAGGTCCATCAAATCAGCCCCCCATAAACCAGATTGCGCGCCCCTATGCGTTTCGCAACTTCGTTTTCTCCAATCTCCGTATAGACAGGCGCTGTTACAACCACCCTGTATGCTCCGGCGGCGTAGATTCTCGATATGAGGTTGTCCGGCGTGATCGCTCTACCCAACTTGCTGCATTGCCAGATTTCATATTGATCTGCTGCACCGTTAGGACCCTCGATAGCCGCGCGAATCGTTGCTTCCTCAGCCGACTTTTCGGACGAAATGTAGTACGTCAGGTTGATCTCGTATGTGACTTCTGTCGGCGCCAGGACGTTGACAAGGTCATTTAGCGGGCGACGACCTCTTGGACTAACCTCAGCCATGACTTTTTCAAGCACGTCCTGGTTGGGCAGTTCTCCACCCTTCATGAGCGGATAAATTTCGATCTCATTAGGGGCTGGTGAGATAATAGCCACGTCGATGATATTTACATCCGCTGATTTGGCAAAAAAGCGGTAAGCATCCTCCGGACCGGCCACGCTAAAGGAGGCGGGCGCCAGGCGTTGACGCTCTCGGAATGCATCATCGGTTTCCCCGTCCGAACCGCCGGAGCTGGTGTCGATGTTTTGCACACTGGATACATAGGGGATTGGATCGACCAGCAATTTGATCTGCCCCGGAGCGTATCCGTTATATTTTTCTCCTCCCTCTGTCGACTCGGCCTCCACATCCACATATAAGCTTCCGGCTGGTATTGTGGCCGGGTCCGTCGTTGCGAAATAGACGTTCCCGTCCGGAGTCACTCGCGTCCCCTGCGGGATAGTGATAGCGTCCACTTGTACGTTGGAGAGGTTAAATCGGAGAGTCGTTTTGGCCGGCGTCGCCGGCAGCCTCGTAACTCCTACACGCAAACCAAGGTAATCGAGAACCTCCCCATATGCAAAAGGCAGCAGGTTTGAATTGCCCGCGAAATTGATATCGTTTCGGAGTCCCACAATAATCGGCAAGAGTTGGAGCAGAAATATACGCCGCGGATCGCCGGGGTAAAGCTGCTGTCCAGCCGCCTGCTGGAAGGATACGAGCATTTCCTGTTCGATACGCTGCGCATCCGTATCGACAAACTGCACCGGTTTAAAATCCGTCATACGTCAATCACCACCTCAAAAATCAAACTTCCATCCTCCTCAGACACTCCCAAGAAATTTACGCTGATAACTTCTGCCCGTGGTTCAAATTCCTCAATTAACGAATAGATACGAGCTATGGTGGCAGGTACGGTCTCGTCCAGAGGCATATCCGCCAATTCGCCGGGAAGCCCCATCGTGCGTTCATAAGCAACCTCATACATGTTGGTATTGAGTAGGGTGAATACATTCTGGACAACTTCGTTTACTCCCGTGGCTGCCCAGTCAAAAATAGGAGATTCGGAGGTATTTATCGTCATCTGCATGGCTACACCCCCATCGAGTTAAGCCGCGCCTCGACGGTATTTCTACGCGCTGCCTCTGCGTTGGCATTCGGGCGTTTTGCTTCGACTTTGTCGATATAACTGGTTGGCACGATATCAAGGCTCACGGGGGTTTTATCCGATTTCTTTTCCTTCTTATTTTTCTTGGATGCTTGAGCAGACCCGGCACGAACGTATTCTTCAAAATCGAGCTTCAGCTTAGCTCGGAGAATGTTCCCCTTGTTATCGATTTGTATATCGCTAACGCTGACGGATTTAAGAAGCCATTTGTATTTTCCAAGCGGCTTCTTCCCCAAAATAAAATAATCCGGGGCTGCTTTGTCCCGGATCGTCTCCCATTCTTCAATTTGCGCACGGACATTGATGTTTTTCCCAGCGATGAGCGGGATTTCAAAGCTCATCGTCCCGAGCGTTTGTCCTTTGATGTATGTGCTAGGCTTGCTTTTGAGTTTTTCCTGCGACTCCGTATCAAGTGCGCCGGACCACTCCATGCCTGTTAATGTGTAAATCTTGCTTGCACTCACAGAAAATATTTTATTTTTAAACGTAGCGATTGGCACGCTCACACCTCCCTGCGGGCCGCTATGATCATGGCGTCAACCAAGACACCGGAAAAGAGGGCAACTACTGCCACAGCGTTGACTTCCGGGTTAATATGATCCGCATAAGGTATCTCGGCCGTTACGACGTTATCCCGATCCTTAAATGTGACCCTGGCTTTCCGCGAGGACTCATCAATCGATGTGATTTTCCCCTTCCGAATCATCAGTATCCCTCCAGTGGCTTACGCAGCTTCAACTTCGTGCGGTTGTTAATAAGGTCATGCACCAGCGAGTCGACAAAATATACACCATTAAACATACCTACATTTGCAACCTCAATCGTGGTTCCTGCAGCATAATTGGTGTTAAGGTTTATTGGCATTGTTCCGGTGATCGTGTATTTGTTAAAGCTTCTCAGGAGCCCTTTTGCCCATCGGTTGGCCTCGGCCTTGTTGCCGACATACATCCTTTCGATCAACGTTGGTCCTGAGATATCAGCAGCCGTAAACTCGCCCTCGATGTAATCATCAAACGTTTGGCCTCGGACGATGCATTTACCGTAGATGTCCACAGACTTATTCACAAACTCAAAGCTACCGTTAATTTCAGTTTCCTCGATCAACGCTAGTTGCGGATCAGGAGCTGCTTTCTCCTGCGTCGGTTCATCATAGATAATGACTGTTTGATTGCTGATTTTTAGCGTGTAACCCTCCAGACTGCATCGATAGGCCAGGAATGCAAAATCTGGTTTTTCAATCTGATCAACCCGATCATATAGGTGGTTCGTGATTCCATATGTTTTCAGTTGGAATCCGTATCTGGCAGCGATCTGTGTAGCTATTTCCATAAACCGAACTGCTTCCCACCCCTGCGAGCGGGCCGTCTTGCTTTCCTGTGGGATAGATAGTGCGCAAAGGCCGAAAGTTCCGGCTCCTTGGCGGATCTCATCGACAAACATCACGCCTGAATCAAACCCATCTTGCTTTACCTGCAGCTTATCGCCCTTTACAGGCTTCCATTGACTCCACAATCCATCAGTATCAGAGAATTGGAGGACGATGCTGTCTGGCTTGCCTCCTGATTGATCAGATACTATTACTTGAGTAGGGTGGACATAGTCTGTAATGTCGGTGCCATTGTAGATGATCTGCATCTACTCACCACGCTTCCATGGGGGTAATGTAGCCGGTGGTTGATCGTCGATAATCGGGATAAACAAGACTTCTCCGCCGGAAAAAGTGATCACCTTGCGATATTTCAAGTTGGCCTGAATGATTGTGGATGCATACCGTTCGTCGTCATAAAAATCGAGGGAGATGCTATCGAACGTATCCCCGGCCATCGCGGTATATTTATAACCAGTCGTTAACTCAGCCAAAGCTCTCCCTCCGTTTCGATTCCCACCATCGATCGGCTCGGTCAAAGAAGTCGTCCGCAGCTCCTTCCAACTCGCTCATTACACTCGCAGCATCTCCGCCGTGGAGAACCGGAGCAAAGACGAATGTCGGTTTTCCGCCTCCGCTGCCGCCATCTACCCCAAGGATCTGGGCCGTTTTGTTAAGCAAACTTAAACTACGCGGCGTACGTTTCAGGGGGATGGCTGCTTCTGGCCCTGCCTCACCAAAAATAGAGGGCTGATTCGCGAAGCCGCCCTTTGCAAAAGTGGGGATTGTCGGGATATTTATGCCAAACTCCCCGCCTCCTAGAAAATCAGGCAGCTTAAAATGAACGTTGTTTAGGCCGGAAATCATCTTATTTATCCCATTGATGATTAAATTCAAAAAGCCTTGAAAGCCTGATATTGCTCCATCCCAGATGCTATTAAACCACGAGCCAAGTCTATCGAAGAATGGCATTACTTTGTTTTGCCACAGACCCACAATCCAAGAGGATACCTGATCCCAGTTCTTCCACAGGGCCCATATGCCAGCAACCAGCACGCCGATCGCGGCTGCGACTCCAACGACGACCCAAGTCATGGGGTTTGCTAGGACAGCGGCATTCAGCCCCCATTGAGCGATGGCAGCTGCAACAGTACCGGCTCTGATTCCAGCCATGATTCCTTGGTATACTGTCATCCCTATGGTGATTGCTTTCCAGGCAACCATTGCGGCAACAATACCGAGTATCGTCGGTTCAATGATCGACCAGTTATTCTTAATAAATGAGTAAATTCTACCGGCTGCATTCATCACTTTTCCCGCGCCGTCAACAATCTTAGGAATAGCGCCGATGACCGTATCGGCAGCCTTGCCGATCACGCTTTGCAGCCGTTCCACCTTCTCAGGGCTACCGGCGAACGAGTCAATAAGCTGATTCCCTTTCTCGTACAGCTTCGTAAACGCCGGTAACGCGGCACTCATGATCTTGCCCGCCAAGTTCTTGAAGCTTTCGCCAAACAATTTCTGTTGGTTCGCAAAGCTATCTTGCGTTCTGGCAAAGTCCCCCTGAGCATCCTTACTCACTTCCATGAGGTAGTTGTACCGGAGGAGCGTCTGGCTGGCCTGATCCATCTTGTCGTAGGACGTTTTAATGCCCTTCGAAAGCGCAAAGGCCTCCAAATTAGCGACGCTCATGTTAATACCAAGTGCTTTCAGCGGTTCGGTTTCCCCGGATATACCTGCTTTGATCTTCTCAAAGGCCTCTTCCGGCTTGAGGTTGTAAAACGAGGCAAAGTCGCCAGACAGCCCAGCGAGGTTTTCAGACATCTCGATTAGGTATTTGCTCGATACACCGGAGCTCTTCATCAAAGCCCCCAAAGTACCAGTGAACTGCTTGGCCGACAATTCAGATAGGCCAAAATTTTTCAGAGCAGATTTGGCGAATTCGTTAATTTGCTCTGCCCCCTGACCAAATGTCACATCAACCACGTTCTGGACCTCTGTCAGATCGGAGGCCAGGTCAATGCCCAGCTTACCGACGTATGCCATCCCGGCACCGAGAGCGACCATGCCGCCAGCGACCGCAGTTTTCATTATCCCGAAGGATTTTTGAGCCACCTTGCCTATCAATCCGGTTTCTTTATTCAGCCTCTCCGTCTTCTGTTGCGCTTCCACCATGGCCTTCCGGAGGCTAGGATCAATTTTCCCGGCCAAGACGATTAGTGCCTCGAGTTCTCGTTTATTTGCCACGGATTCGCTCTACCTCCTTCCTCTGGCGCTCCGCTTCGTCTGCCAGAGCCTCGTGAAACTCAATCAGCTCGACGATGCTCATCTCCATGCATTCGGAGCGGGTTGCAAAATGGTTGAAGGTTAATTGAGTTATGCATCCTCTGAGGTATTCGTCTGTGACGATCCCTCCGAATCGAGAAAGAAAAAATCTCGGACCAGCGCCTCCGCCTTTACCGCATCTTTGGCGCTCATCCGAAGCACATCCTCTGGCTCGATCGATGTGTTTTCCTTCTTCACGGCTGCCGCAAATAGGTACAGGTGATAATCGGAGTCCAATTCTTGGACCATCACCATATTGCCGGCCTTTTTAAATGCTCTGGTGGCGTCAGCCTTGTCCTTTGCGGTCATGTCTTCCAAGTTGTATGTCAGCTCTTTCACGGACTCACCGTTGATATGGATCGCTTTACTTAGCTTAAAAACTGGCATCTTTAGCCCCCCTCAAAATGAAACAGCCCTCCTTTACTGGAGAGCTGTTCGGATGTTTGCCATGTAGTCCACACCGTTGACCACATATTTAAAATTAAATTTGTCGATCAATAATACTTCTTTCCCGTCAACGATTTTGCGGTAGTAATAGATTTCAAACTCGCTTGATCCATCGGCACCGGAGTTTACCTCGACGTTCCCAGCGTTATACGTTTTGTTAACTCCAGACATAAACACCTTGTGTTGCTTGATGCCAATCTTTACTCCGGCAGTATCAAACAAATCTACAATCCACACCACTTCAAACTTGATCTCCCCTGGCCGGGAGAGCATTGCATACTGGGCGTTATCCGCCCGATTGTTAACGGTGAAGACCATAGAGCCGATCTG